TCAACGCAAGAAGACTCCTCAGACCCCGAAGAGACTTTCAAACAGAACTGCGAGTTTTTTATGGGCCGCCTGGCACTGGGAAGTCACATTTCGCACATATGCTCTCGAACAAAGCTGCTTATTGGCTTCGACGTGGTAACACAGGAGCATGGTTCGATGATTATGATGGTGAGGAGTTCCTCATTATCGACGAGTTCGACGGATGGCTTCCTTCCGGTCTCCTCAATCAACTTGCCGATAAGTATCCCCTCCAAGTTGACACCAAGCACGGCGCGTCGAATTTTTGCTCAAGTTCTGTCATTCTTATCTCCAATTACCTGCCCCATTTGTGGTATGGTTGGAAATTTCCTTTCGAGTCATTGGCTAGACGGGTCACCGCCTGGTATCACTTCACTGATCCCGATCACGAATACCCGCCCGACATTTATGGAACCTATGAAGAATTCAAAGCCGCAGTCATCGCTGAATCAGATGATGCAATGAACGACATCTTGTCAAACAACCTTCTTGAAAATCAATAAAGAACATTTCAAGAAACTTCTGTAGAACTTCACTTTCATTTTTTCATTTTCAACTTTCATTTCTTTCGTGCTCTGCTTCCACAGATGCCTAAAAGATGCCGTTCAGAAGAAGATATGGAAAAAGACGAAGATATTCAAAACGAAGAAGATTTGGAAAAAGACGATTCGGACGACGAAGACATTGGCGTTCTCGTGGAACTTTTAAAAGGATTGCACGCAAAGTTAGACATCTTGCTAAAGGAGTCGAATTGCATAGAACAGAGTTCGAAGTCACTCCTCCAATTGAAATCACAAGCAACATCACCCTTGCTAATCAAACCAATTACCTCTGGCCCATTCCAGTTGGAGACACGACCTTCACACGCACCGGCTCGAGAATTTTCGTCAAATACGTCGATTTCCAGATCATGGTGCAATCTGGAGCCGGATCCGGAATCAAAAACTTCTTCAACATCTATGTCGTGAGAAAGAAGGCAACTAATGTTCTTGCAGAAACTAATCCTGGTACAACGGCTCTTTTTAGTCCAGGTGCAGGATCTTCTCCACCAACTATGGACTGGAGAACTTTCAATTACAGAAACGATTATCGCATTGTCAAACAAATCAAATCATGGGTAGACCCTACCACAGTATGGTGTTCCAACAGACGTTATTCTTTTCGCGTCAAGATTAACAAGGTTCTCGAATGGACCCTGACAAATACTGATGGAGAACTTGATGAACTCCGCAAGAATGCTTACTGGCTGATATTTCGTGGTGATTTTGCCACTGGCAATGTTTCTTGTCCTGACATCACCAAACTGTCCTGGGTTGTCAGATACACAGACTATTAAATAAAATCGGTGTTATAAACTCTTAGGGTACAGCAATCATTAGAGGTCCCGTGAGGGACCTCCACTCGCACAGTTTTAGAACAGATGAAGATCGGTGGTTCGGGTAGGGATTACACACAAGGACTGGTGCACGGGGCGTTCCCGTGGTCCGGCAGATTCCGCGCGTCGGTACGGCGCAACGTACCGCGCCCTGAGTTGGAAGTGCGCTCTACTATTACAGCGCACTTCCAGCCCAGCCCAAGCCTGGGTTTAGTGGGTTCGGGACAACCCAACTAAATGAACGGGGGGGTTCCGGGGGGTCTCCCCCCGGACAAAAAAATTTTACTAACTTTACGAGGGTTAGGGGCGAGTAGCCCCCCGTGCGTTAGCACGCTATGCTTTATTTATAGGACAGCCGATTCTACGAACCCTCGTACGAACGTTCGCAAGAACTCTGGTTCGCACGCTCAAGAACTCTGGTTCGCAAGAGTAATTCAGCGAATTCTCAAGACCCTTACTTACGGGTACGCAGTCGAAATTTGAGTTACAAAATTCATTCGACTCACTCACAGCTTTCATGAACACCTCTCCAGAATGGCACAAGCAACGCGATGGGTTTTTACCGCTCAAGTATCCCTTCAAAGCATATGTGAAGGCCAAGCCAACCGAGATGGAGATTATGATGACATACGTGGAGATTTATCATGTGCACGAGGAGACATTCGATACGCGATCTGGCAATTGGAACTCGCGGATTCTGGGCAGCCACACTATCAAGGTTACGTGGAATTCACACGATCACGCCGCCGCGCGTTTTGCCTTGGCATCCTTGAACACGCACATTGGGAAATTGCGAGAGCAGATCGAAACTTCAACCACGACTACTGTTCGAAGACTGATACTCGCCTCGATGGACCTTGGGAGATCGGAAAATTTGAACCCTTGAAACAAGGTACCCGCAACGACTTATTGGATGTCAAAGCATCTATTAACCAAGGCGCCAGCCTTCGAGAACTCGCGGAAAGACACTTTGCCACTTTCGTTAGATACGACCGAGGGATACTCAACGCAAGAAGACTCCTCAGACCCCGAAGAGACTTTCAAACAGAACTGCGAGTTTTTTATGGGCCGCCTGGCACTGGGAAGTCACATTTCGCACATATGCTCTCGAACAAAGCTGCTTA